TCTTTCTCGTTACGTTCCCAAGCCTTGCGGAACTGTTTGATGATCTCGCCGTCTTTGGTAGTGTAGACAAGACTGTTACCTTCTTTCTTAAGCAACCCTTTAGCTTCAAACAGATCGACTAATCCACTATATGGACTCATACCTGTTTCATAAGGAATCTCAACCTGTACACTTTCAAACGGCTTTGCATAACGAGTCTTCATGATCTTACAAGCAGCACGGATACCTTGAACAGTTGTTGTCTTGTTGCCGTCTGCATCAAGTTTTAATTTCAACTTTCGCATAGCAACTACAATAGAGCTAGCGTAGATGAAACCTTGACCGCCACTGATCTTGTCATCTGGATCAAACATGTCTTGACTTGCGTATGTGTGATTAGTACATACCATTCCGATGTTGTAGGCGCCAAACATATTAACACAGTTACGAACAAGTGCAGTTAATGCCTTAGGCTTACGACCCATGTCACCTTTCATATCACCTGCTTGGAACTGATTAACGTCAGTTGGCGTTAGCAACATACCTAACGAATCGATAATGAACAACACCTTTGGACGATCTGTTTCATCCATAGTTTTGTATTCTGCAATAAATTCTGTAATAGTCTTTGCTACATCATCGATCATAGCCATGTTTAACTTTAAAAGTTTTTCTGGACTTGTATCAACACCTAATGCGTGTAACCATTTTTCATCTAGTGCGTTTTCTGTATCAATCAAAATAGGATAGATACCTGCTTTCTGTGCGTTTGCTACTAGGTTGCCTGAACAGATAAAACTCTTACCTGCTCCAGATTCACCAGCAAATACTGTGACCTTGCCTAGCGGAATACCTCTATTGAAGTCACCGCTAATAAGATAGTTTAATGCGTAGTTGTTAGTACTAACCCAATCAGTTGGGTCGTTAAAGCCAATACTAAGTCCGTCAATGGACTTTGTAATTGACTTTCTAAATTTAGAAATGTCGAATGCTTTTGCCATATTATTATGCCTTATTAAAAAAAGAGTGCGAGATTGCCCCGCACTCTATGTTTAGCTAGATTACTTCTGACGGTTGCGAATCATGGCAAGGATGTCTTGCGCACGACTAGCACCTTCTGCTGAAGCTGCTGGCGCTGCCGGAGCAGGAGTAGCTCGAGCTGCCGGAGCAGGTTCGTCTTCGGCATAGTCTTCGCTTGCTTTTGCGGCAGGCGTTGCTGTGTTGGCAGTTGCACGATGAGGATCGCCTGTGCTTTGACCCATACCAGCTGGTTTGAAGTATTGACCCCAACGTTCCATGTCATATGCTTCGCCATCAACAGATGCTTCGAACATTTCTTTCATTACCTTCAACTCAACATCAGTTGGCTTCTTAGGCAAGAAGTCGCTCAAGTTGTGCAATTGATTTACTTCCAAAGCTGCTGCTTCAGTTTCAGTTAATGAACGCTCACGTCGACTCCACTTCGATGTAGAGTAGTCAGCAAAACCACCTTTCGATGTTTTAGCAATACGGAAGTCTACACCCTTGAGGTAATCAGTTGGCAATTCTTCCAGCTCTGGATCCATCAAAGCACTACGAATGATTTGATAAATCTGTGGGCCGATAATGAATCGACGGATTGGGTTTTCTGGTTTCTTATCTTCACCGATCGGATCTTCAACAACGAAACCTTGGAAAATGTATGAACGCTTCTTCCAGTACTTACGACCCATTTCTTCTAGGCTCTTATCTTTGAACCAGCCACGTACCTCTGAAAGGATAGGGCAAACTGAACCGTCATTGTACATTTCAACGCAAGGAACTTGCACCTGAACTGGACGACTGTCTGTTTCACCTTTGATACCTGCGAACGGCAATTTGATCATTGCACGTTCTACCCAGAAGAATGTGTTGTTTGGATTACCGTCAGGTAGCAAGCGAATTACTGCTTCCTTGCCTTCTTGCATGTTCCAATGTGGGTAAATTGCGTTGTCTCCACCGCCGGTGGATTGTCCTGTGGACTTTGATTGTGCTTCTTGAAGTTTCGCACGGATTTCTGCTAATGTAGCCATTTTAAATGCCTCCTATGTTATGCCTAAAATGTTTATATGCCTTATGCACATGTTTTATTATGCGCTTTTTATTTATCAAGGTCAATGATTATCTACTATTTTTTTGACTTATTTTACCAAAAGAAAAAGTGGGTCAAGCCCACTTTTCTCTATACTTTGCCATTGCTATCTGCCTAGCTAGCCATAATCTAAACTTTACATGTTCTGATAAATCATCATCTTCGACTAATTGACCAAACTTATGTGATCTTAGATTACGACCAAATGTAACCTCGTCATTTATTTCGAGATCACTGCTATCTTCTAGGTCTCGATTACTTAGCTGCTGGCTTGACTTCTGCTTTAGCTGCGTCTTTCTTTGCAGGCTCACTTTTAGTGGCCTTCTTTTCGTCCTTCTTAACTTCTGCCTTAGCCGGTGCTGATGCAGCTGGTGCTGGAGTTGCAGGAGCCTTAGCTGGTTCTGCGGCGAATGCTGTCAATGCGAATGCTGAAACGACGGTTGCGATAATTGCTTTCATTTTGATTTCCTTAGGTTATGTAGAAATTTATATCCTACATATATATAACGCCATAGCCAAAGAGTTCGTTGACAATCAATTTAGCCAAAAGAAAGGGCACCTAAGTGCCCAATCTAATAGAGTTAACTAGACTCTAACTGCAACGAAATCTTAACGTTCCATTCTAGCGTCAAAGTCATTAGCCCTACGCTCTTTGTGTTTATTCATTAACTCTAATCGCTTTACTGCATCTGGATCACCTGTAGCTGCTTTTTTCTTAAGTTCATTTTCATGATGAGATTGGAGTTCTCTACGATGCTGAGCATCTACTGAATTTGGATTATATGCTTCTTGTTTTGGCATTCCAGACAGTTCTCTAATACGTGCAAGTTCCGCAATCTGTGGATCAGCCTGTTGAGGAGCCATTCTTTCTACCATTTTGCGAGCAACCATTTCTGCTTGTTCGCCAAACTTCTTGCCTACCATAATAGAAACGCCTTCTGGGCCTTTAGGGAATGTGCCTGACTCACGGTCGTAAAAACTGTGAATAAATTCTGCAAGTTCTTGAATGCTAGTTGACTGTTGTTCTTGGTCTTCCATACCTAGTTCTTGTTTACGTCTTGCTAGACCTGCCGAGCTAGTTGGCGACTTTGTTTTTTCATCGTCAACATCTTTTGTGCTCATTTTCCAGTCATCGCCACCTTTTTGTTTACGTAGATATGCCGGGACATCACTTTTGTTAGGACCGTCTGCTGCTTCTTGCGGTACTTCTTCGCCTTCTGGCGGCTGCTCACCGGCTGGCTCTTCTTCTTGGAAGTCGCCGAAGTCAAGACCTTCGAGCGCCTCTGGTGCATTAGATTCTAACCAATTCTTAACTAGGCCCCTAACATCTGCATCTGGATCTAATTTTGCTGCTTCTTTAATTTCTTTGAATAGTGTAGGATCTTCGATAATTCCTTTTAGGCTTTCAATAGCATTACTACCGTCAACTCCAACGGAAAATGCTTGCCCCACTAGTTCTTGTAATTCTTGTTTTGCTGTCTGTTGTTCTTCTGGGTCTTGACTGGCAATTGCCGAGTCTTCGCCTAACCCCATAACCCAAGATTCAAAACGATCAAACTCAGAATGTTCTTCGAGTTCTAATTGTTCGTCGGTTTCTTGTGTTGCAGTTGTCATTGCGACTATGTCGTTATAGCCTATGTCGCTTTCTTTCATCAGTCTATACAGAACTGGAAATACGTTTTTAATGTCTTCTTTGAAATTTCTAACAGTGAATTTTTCTGTAAATTCTTCTACAAATTCCTGCGGAACGTCTTCTTGTGGCTGTGCCTGAAATGATTCACGATACTGCTCGTAATGACCCTGCTTGCTCATTGCCTTGATTTGTTCACGCAATTTGTTTAATTGCTCTGCTGATCTTTCTACAACATTATTAGTTTCTGAATTCATTAGGTCGTTACGAACAACGTAGTTGCCAAAGCTCTTTAGTTGAGCAATTTCTTCACTCATGTTAATAATGCTCTTGCCAAGATCGTCGTAAGGAACACCGCCGTTGGCCACATGTCGTTGCATTGCTCTTGCACCTGCTAGATGAATAAACGGATATTTAAAACGTTCACCGTCTTGATTTTCAACAAACAGTCCAGAAATATTTCTTGATCTAGCACCAGGTGCTGCATCGTCCATAACTGCTTGACTGTGTTTGATGATTAGACGTGTGTCCATTAACCGTTGGTAACTAACGGTCTTCGATCCATATAATGCGCTTTCACTCATAATGCTTTCTCCAACAGGTTTGACCACTGTGTTTGGTTGTTCTTTAGGTTGATTGTTTTGACTTAAAAATTCGTAGTCTCGTTGATCTAGATTATCTTTAGAAATATCTCTAGTATCAAACGCCATTAATCTACGCTTGGCAAACTGTCTTAATTCTTTTAAAAATCCGTACCAATTTGTTTTTTGATTGCCGTCCATTGACTCTGTAATTCCTGTAGAGAAATATACCTTCAATGAACTCTGTTCTGCTAGGCTAATACTAACATGTCCGATGGCTGTTTCGCCTTCCATATAATCAAAGTCAAAGAATCTTGCATCTTCGGGATTGATAGTGATAGCGCCGGCCTCGTCGCCTAATTTTAGACCTTTGAAGCGGCTTCTAATTTTATAGAATAAATCGGTGGCTATATTGTTTGTTGCGTCCATAGTTATATTTATCAAAAACCGCTAGACACAAATATCGGCATTGGCATTTGATCTTCGCTTAATTTTTCAGTCATTTTTTCGTAAATCTTTGGATCCCAATCTGATAGTATTCCTGCCATGCGTATGATCAACAGCATAGCACTTACTAGGTCATCATGTTCACCTGTTTTTGCGCCAAATCCCACTCCGTGTGCTACGAACGTCTTTAATTCAGAAATCAGCGGTTTACTGAAAATCTTCATTTTTCCTGTTTCTAACATGTGTTTAACCTGGCTACAAGCAGTGATTTTTGACTTGTGTGTAGTATTAAATCCTTTTCTGAATTTACGTACATGACCCTTACGAATCGGCTCAGAAAGGAATAAACCTGGGAAATTTTCTTCACCTAGATTATTAATAACAATTAGAGCTGCTTCGCCGAGGGTGTTATTTTCTACTGAATAATAAATTTGCGGAGGACTGCCTTTTTCTTGACCGCGATCCTGTATGTATTTGCAAATTTCTCTTAGATGTTTTATCTGTGTTTGTATAGGTGTTAGATTATGTCGCCACTCTGCAACTTGTTCCATACTAGGCATTTCAAATACCTGTATTGCAGCGTAGTCACCTCCTGTGCCCAGACTAGGATCTAATGACACTAGATAAGTGGCTCTAGGATCAATATCTTTATACCAGCGTGTTTGCCCCATGGTCATAATAGGTTCAACACCTTTCATTTCTGCTAGGCGTACTGCGTTGATTAGAGTTTCGTCAAAGATCAAGAACTCGCAATCGAATTCACGACGGAACCGTTCTCCTCCAATTTTACTGCGCTCAGTTGCAGCCCACGCTTCATCACGATCGGGATGCTCACTCCAGTGTGCAAAGAAACTGTGAAATCCGTTTGATCCTAGTTCTTGTTCGTTGCCAAACTCGTCAAACTTTTTGTTAGCTTCTGTCCAAATAAGCGCAAACTGATCTTCGTCTGAGTTCGGTGTTGATGTAATAATACACTTACCACCTGTTGATAGTGTTGGACTTAACGCAGTCCAGAATTCTTTGGCTTTTTCCGGCGGTTGTACGAAGGCAAACTCGTCGCAATAAATTAATGAAAGAGATTTACCACGACCTGTGTTTTCAGTTGTAGTGGTTGCTTGAATACGTGCGCCGTTGTCGTATTCAATTGTATTTCTATTATATGAATAAACACCAGCACGGATAAAGTCTGGTAAGTTCTCATAACCGAATCTATAACGATTCATGATATCCTGCGCACCTTCATATTTGTGTGCAGCGATCAATACCTGTGCTTCCGGTACAAACATAGTGTACCATAACAAATAACCAGTAGCACATGTGGTCTTGCCCATCTGTCTGGGCAACATACCAATAGACTGTTTATAATTATGATACGACTGAATTAATCTTTCTTGATATTCATAAGGCTCAAACGGAATCGAACCTCGTACTGGATGCTGAATCTTTAAAAAATTTTTACAGAAATATAGAGGCCCATTTACAGGATCCATACAAGCTTCAAGGTGCTTGACTTCTTCCAAAGTGTATCTTTGGGGAGCATGAGCTTTTTTAATTAATACGCCGTCTAGTGATTTTGCCATACTGTTATTTACATAAAAAAAGCATCCCGAAGGATGCTTTTTGGTATTGTGCTAATACTGATTAATCTTTTAAACGGTTGTCTTTCTCTGCTGACTTTAACATGGCTGCACGATCTGCATAGCTACCACGCTTAACATCTTTGGCAGCATCTTTTTCACCTTTAGTAGGATTCTTAACATGCTTTAGTGCGTCAAACTTTTCAGACTTAGTTTCAGATAAGCGTCTACGTAGTTCTTCTTTGATACTGGCACGTAGTTCTTCTTTGCTTTCATATGCACCGGCGGACATAGGATTGTCACCGCGATAAGGCTTGCCGCTAAAACTCTTCTTAGGTTTGTTTAAGTCGTCGCCGTCTGGTATGGCAGCATCCATGCCGCGATACTCTTGACCAGAAGCGCCTTCAGGAGCATTTCCAAATGCTTCTTTTTTCTTTTCTTCGTCTTCTTCACCGTCGTCACCTTCACTATCCTTGTCACCGTCGCCGTCTTTATCGCCCATAGACTTTTGAATAGAGTCTATGCCTTTATCGTCACGGTCTAAATCACCCATCGGAGGCATATTGTCTGAATCCATGTCGCTAGGGCCGCCCATGTTGTCTGCATCAGGTTCACTGTGAGGTTCATCTTTGTCTAGATCGGGTAACATTTTTAATGGCCCTGCATCTAGATTACCTAGATCACCAATACCAGGCATCGGTGGCTTAATGCTCATGATGCTTGGCTCAGCACTAATAGGAGGCATACTCATAGGCGCTGGCTGATTGATCATATCTGGATTAACTTTAGTCATTAACTTCATTAATTCAGCAATGTCATCCATTCCTTGTGCATTAAGATTTACACTCATGCTAGGAGGAGGTGTATCTGGCTTTGAAGGAATTTGTGGAGATATCGGAGGCATGCCACCCATCATATCGCCACATTCTTCTACTGCTGCTTCACCAACTGGTTGGTCAAGCTCGCGCATTCTTTGCATTAATTCGTTGAAATTCATATTAACTCCCTAAGGCGCTTTTTACGCCTGTCTTATCAGTTTTGGCCTTAGGCAGTTTATACTCTGACTGACCGTTGTCTTTCTTTTGTTGTTTAGCAATCTTGCTTAAATCTTTCAAAAAACTCTTGTTAAAATCGTCGCCAAAGAAATCTTTGTGCTTGACATTAGTGCCTTCTTTATACTGACTATCTGTTAATAGCCCATCAGTATTTAAAATTTCTGTTTCACCTTGATCAGTTTCAGAAGATTCATTGCTTCCTCTTACTCTAAAACAAGCTTCGTCAAGGCCCATGCTCTTGATATCACTACTAATTTCTGGACCAGTAATTGGGTATTCGCAAGCAACTTCAAATACATGAACTTCACAGTTCTTCATAGTTGGGAAATCCATAGGCACTGCTTGGATTGGAGTTGTGCTGATTTTTTCCATTTTCATAACTTTACATCTTTCTAGAGATGTTTTTAAGTTTGATTGGAAATCTTCAGGTAAATCACCAGCAACTTTAATCTTAAAGCTGTATGATTTTTTACCTTCGGCAAGATATTCTTTGAAAGTTTTCATAGTAGTATTTATGCTTTTCCGCTTAATTTTTTAATGAGATCGTTACGGTCGGTTATTACATAGCCGACGCCGTTGAGAACATCGTTTGGATCTTCATTGTTGTCTTTGTCTATCTTGTACTTCTTAAGCTGTAGATCTACAGCTTTTAGTTTCTTTTCAATTTTGTTAGTCTTTGCAGTAATAGCATGACCAAGCATCGAACTAGCAACTTCAAAAATTCGACTGCTATATCGTACTTCTACGTTCATGCCTAGATCCATTAGGTCGTCATAGGCCTGTTCAGCTTTTGATGCTAGATTTTCTAGCTCGTTATCATCTAGATCGTCAAGTTCTTTGATCTGCGGTAACCCGCGAGTAATCTCAGCCACTGCTTTATAGCTGTCGTCTAGACTGCGTACTTCAGTATGATCAACTTTTACTTCTGGAATAGATTCTTCCTTTTTAGGATTCGATTCTTCCAAATTAAATAGTTCTTCTAATTTTTTCGTCATACTATACTTATTTCCGTTTGGAGCCTTGGTGAAAAATATCACCCTCGTTTACGATTCTGAATCTAATGCCTTGCTGTTTGCACCATGCTTGTGCAGCTTCCCATTTGGCCATATTCTTAACATACTGCTGTTGATTGTATTGACTCTTTCCAACATTTTCTAAGCGTGTTTGACTTAGTGGTTTTACTTCAATAACTTCTGCATGTTTTTTACCGTTCTTGTCTACGTATACAATAAAAAAATCAGGAACATATACAGTGTATTTTCCTGTTAGCGGATCTCTATAGGGAATCTGAATGCTTTCGCTGGCCCAACTTTGTACACCTTGATGCTCATCTAACATTCGCATGAAAACAAATTCCCAACTACTACGAGCCAGTGGTTGTTTCTTTCCTACATACTTGTCGGCATTCTTAACTTCGAAACGTCCTTGTGCAAATTTAGCCATTATGCAAAAATATTTCTAGTTTGGTTTTGTTTTTCAAATACGTCTGCTTTATAGCCCAATGTACTTGTAGAATTTCTATTGTTGTTAAGTATTTCAGCAACAATGGCACTAATTTGAACACCGTTAAATGTTTTTAATGTATCAATAATTTTAAAAACAGGAGTACTGTCTATCTTTGCCTGTTTCAATAATACTTGTGCAGTTAGTGTTGCTGCATCGTCGTCAAACCCTCTACTTTGAAAGAATGCAATAGCAGCCGTTACTTCGTTAGCAGAAAATTCTAAAGGTTGTTGACCATACTGATCGAAAAATAATTTTGTGCCAGCAGCACTGTCTTGCTTTGCTAGTGTTGGTAAGCTAGCCATTATAAAAATTCTCCAAGGTCTTGAGCAGGCGGAACTAGTGATCGTTGTGTCGCCGGAGTGTTATCGATATTTTGAGAGTTCTTAGGAACTACCATTCCTACAATTCCGCCTACACTATTAACAATACCTTTAAGTGAAGCCGGATTAGTTAACACATTAATAGCTTCATTTCGCAAACTTGCACCGGATAGTTTTCCAATATTTTTTGCTGTATTAACTGCGGCAATGGCCGTTGACAAAAATCCGCCGGGGCTACTAAAAGCAGAGCCACCTGCCACATCTCCGAATATCGATTCTAATCCATCAAGGACACCGCCTTCACCTAGAAGATTTCCGACGCCACCGCCCGCAACAGTTAGTGGACTAGGAACGTTGTCATAATAAAGATTGGCAAATCCTTTAGGAGTGTCTCTTGCAACATTACCAGAACTATAGACGACTGATTCGTATTCTATACTCATAGACATTTCGTTAAACTCATTAGCCGAGTATCCTGCATCACCATGCTGCCAACTTGTTATCTTAGGATTAACTAATGTATATCCTAAGAATCTTTTTCGACTCATAGTGTATATGGTAATAGATTTAAAAAAGTCTACAGTTTTTCCCTGTCTATCTAAACTATATCTAAAACCTTCAAATGCTGTGCCAGCTGCTTGTAAGTTGGTCTTTGAAAATGCTGATTCTGGATTGTGCCTGTCTTGTACATATGTTCCCATATACAATGCCCACAGTGCATTTATTACTCCAGCACTATCGTCGTGAAACTTCATGCTGATACCTTCGTAACTGAAGTTTTTATAAATTATGTGTTTTCTATTGTATTGATTTTTGGTTACAGTTTCAAATTTATACTTAGGAAGATCTGTACTCTTGATTAGATATCCTATTTCGTCGGCATGTTTGTTTGTAAATGCAGCAGATGTAAGTACAGACTTATTAATTTCAAATTTCACATAGAACATGAACTTGCTACGAGGCATCAACCTGTAGCCGTTGTCTACGAATAATCTACTAGCGTGGCGCCAATCGGCAAGGCCACCCTTAGGAGTTAGAAGCCCGTCCCCAACGCCGCCGAGAAATCTTGTGAATATATTTGACATACAATTATTTAGTCGTAAAAAAACCTGGAGTTTAATCCAGGTTCTTTGTTAATAAAACTTATTAACCGCGGCCAGTTACCGATTCGCCGATAGTTCTTCCAACTATTGCTCCGATACCACGCTCAGGGCCTGTGCCGTTAGCACCAGAGAATTGAACAGCATTATCACACTTGATTGTTAGTGCGATTGTCATTGGCTCGTTTGTAGCGTAGTTAGCATCACCGTAGTTTGCTTCTGAAACAAAGCAACCATAAAGTTCCCATTTCTCAAGAACGCTTGGCTCCAATGTACCATTACCGCCATCTAACATTTCGATATTCATTTGGAATTTATAATCAATACCAGAACGTGCAGAAGCCTGTTCCATGAAATCGTATTGCTTCTGGATTTGTTGTCCAACAATCTTTTGTACTTGGCCGTTAGCATCATCACGTAGGTTTAATGTAACATCACCCCACGATGGCTTGCCAGCTAGTTTGACTTTTGAGTTATAAATCTCAATTGCCATTTCTTCAAAAGTTACTGTTGGTCTTGTAACATCAGAAACTTGTTTAGTTAATTCTGTACTAGCTTCAACACCAAACCCTAGTAATATCACTCTAAAGCGATATTTTAGTTTTGGCATCAGCAGCGCAGTGCCGCTGTTGCCGTTTGAAGTAGGAACCGAAATTCTATTTAAGGAAGTTAGTGCCATTTTTAAATCTCTCCTGTATTCTTAATACGCAATGGAATGTAAATAAATTCTACCGCTTTTACTGGCTCAATAGCAATATCTACCCATAGTTCGTTGCGATCGATTCTTGCGTTTGTGTTATTTGACTCGTCGCAAACAACTGCAAAGTCATATAGAGCACGTAAACCTACCAACTCTATCATTAGACTTTCAACAGCGCCTTTGATCTCATCTCGTGTAATCTTATCATTCGGTTCAAAGATATAAGGACGAGCAAGTTTAGTCAACTGGCTACGTAGGTATACTGTTAAACGTGCTACGTTAATACGATCTAATGCTGATGCATTTCTTGCACGAGTTTTCTGACCATATGCAACTAATCCAACACCAACAAAGAACGGAATCGGATTAACTTTTAGATCATACAATGTATCGCGTTGTCCTTCATTCAATGCTACAGACTGGAATTCACCAGTTGCTGCATCAATGTAACCAACACCAGTTGCATTAGTAATACCGCCACGTCTTGTACCAGCAGGTGCAAACCATGGATAGCTAACTTGGTCACTTAGAGCAATTGTGCGCAACATCATGTGTGTTGCTGGAACAACTGCGTTAGCGCCGCCTAAGTCAGTAGTGAATCCGTTTGGATACCAAACTGCTGAGTACTCGTCGTAGCTAACAATACCAGTGTCACCGTTGTCTAGTGCTCCGTTAGCATTGGTACCCCAAGCTGTTAGGCTTGTTGCATCAGATGGTAAACGTAATGGAGTATCACCTAGTACAAATGCTGTCATACCACGATCTAAGTTTAGATTAATCAAGTTGCTGTATGCTTCTGGATAACCAGGGCAAGCAATCAAGTTAAAGTTTCTACGCTCTTCATCACGGATTTCTGAACTTGTATCGATAACGCTCTTTAGTTTTTGTACAACTAAAGCACGTTGAGCTTTACGTCCGAAGCTGCCTGAACCGTCTTCATTGTTAGGACTTGCAGTTACCCAACGATCAGTGGTATACAAAGATTGACCGTCGCCGATTACTGGGCTGTCGCCTGCATCGTTATACACCGCTTCGTAACGAACGTTTTTAGCTGCTGTGTCAATGTAGCTGTTAGCATAACGCTTAACGTTACCGCCACTTCTACGTAGGTTCCATAGCAACATGCCTTTTGGATACAATGCTGGATCTGGACAATCAAAGTCTACATAATTGCTAGCCAACAAGTCTTTAATAGTTGCTGCTGTATTGCCAGTAGCACCACTTGACCCATAACGTGCGTCTGCAAATAGTACGCCGTCTTCTGTAGTTTGGTCAGTTTTATCAACTAATGCCCATTCTAAGTTTAATCCATCATAGCGATAGATAGTTGGGAAGTTTTCTAAATCTGCTGTGCTAATCCAAAGGTCACCGTTCTTCAAAGGTGTACCATCGCTTTGTAATGTTGGCTCGCTGGCTGCAACAATAGGTCCATTAGGATCAGTTTTGTCTGCTGCTGCGGATGCAAAATACGGACTAGTTGTTGTTCTGTAACCGACCCAAATTTCACCGTTGTGTACCATCATGTCAACTTGATCAAACGCTGGGTTGTACCATAGTTGTCCATCTGCTGGCTCTGCCAACGGTGCTGTTAATGTAGCACTATAGTCATCGGATGCTAGTGGAATCCAGTTAGTTGCTACATAAGTTTCTGTAGCGCCGGTGCCTACTGCATACAAGTTCTGTGTGCCATTGCCTGTATCAATATTGTATGCTGTGAACATTTTTGCGACTGGAGTTCTTGTTCCGTCGGTTAAACGCATATCACCGCCCTGCTTGTGATAAATTTGTACTTCATTATCAGCAGTAATTGCAGCTTCAACATTAACTAGTCCAGCAGCATTGATTGCTGTTGCCAGTGTTTCTGCATCTGTAGAGTTCCCGGCTGCTGTAAACGAAATAGTTGAAGCAGAACTAAGAGTTAAGCTACCTGATGCAGATTCTTTAATTGTAAAAGTATTTTCACCAGTAGTAAATGTTGCTGCACCAATAATGTTAGATGTAATTACTGTATTGCCGGTAGTTGCTCTCTTCCATAGTCTAAAAGAAGCAGTTTCAGGAGAAGTATCACTTAGAGAATTTTCAGTACTGTTGCTTTGAACAAATAGACTGTTAGCAGCAATTCCGCTTCCTCCGCCACTACGATCTAAGTAGTATAAGGCAGCATGTGTGCTAGCATAGATAGGAGCTGAATATTCAACCCATGTTTTTGTCGCTGCGTTCCAACGTTTAACAATCCAACGAGCACCATAGTTTGGCTCAGTTGTCTTGATCCATACAGAACCTGTAGGACGTGGCTTAGTGTTTGTTGATTTCCACTCTGGAACACTTGTATGCGGTGTTTGCTGTAATGCTGGACCGTAATATGTTCCGATAGTTAATGCTAATTCTGCTAGTGCAGCAGTTGAATTAGTTCCGCCACCAGCAATAACAATTGCATTAGATAATGTAGAATCTGATTCTGCAGATACTTGATCTAGAGCGCCGTCGGAATACAAATACAATCTGTTGTTATTAGCAACAGCTTTAACACCCGCTACTCCTAGTGTAATATTGTCAGCTAATGTTGTAAGACTTGAAACAACAGTAATTAATGTACCATTGATATAGAAAGTGTTAGACGGAGTTAATGTACCTACGTTTGCTCCGCTGCTAACCGCAGGATGACTCTGAGTCCAGTCATTGCTACCAACTTCTACCCAAGTATCTCCACCTAGTAGTGTTGCATTTCTTTTGTAGTACATTACAACTGGTTCTTTAAAGAAGCTAAATCCAGCTTCGCCAGTATTGCCAATAGTTTGTGCAACTACTGCATAATCACCAATAGAACCTACTGAGTCTTTTGGCTTCAATGTTCCTGAATCAATCTTCACCGCATCGTCGTTGGTCAATACCAAAGGAGTTTTTAATGCAAACTTTTGTCCACCTGTTGTAGTAGCTGCTGCACCATTCCACTCTTGGATACCCCAAGATGTTGCTCTTGTATCAAACCACCATGCGCCATCTGCTGGCTCTGCTCCCGGGGCGGCTGTTTGACCTTCAAGTTCGTCTAGATTTACATCAGCGCGAACAATGAATACTGAATTTGATACACCCAAGAAGCTATATGCTGCTAGTAATCCGTATTCGTTTCTTTCGCCACCATGTATTGGGCTTGAAGAGGCTGTCTTCTCAAAGAAAGGAACACCATAGGTATCAACAAGTTCTCGTTGACTAGTGATCTTAAATGCCTTACCAGTATTAGCTGGTATTGTTCCTGCGGCGGTACCTGTACCTGCTGCATTAGATTTGTTTTCTGCGGTTGCAATCACAATAAGAGGAGTCGTACCAGGTTCTGCTGGTGTGTAAAAACTCTCATCAATTACTGTAACTTGTACGCCGGGTGATATTAGTGCCATTCCCTATTCTCCTGGTAATAGTTGCTCATATTATTTAGCGGTATCCGCTAAAATTGGCCTGTTATACCTAGAAGAAAAGGGGCTGAAAAGGTGTAAATAGATTTATGAGACCACTTTGTAGGTGCGGGCAACGACCCTGTGCTGTTAATTATAAAAAGAATGATAAAATCTATTACAGATCACTGTGTGAAATCTGTATGGCGCACGGAATTAATCATGGAATACCCCGCTGGTTTAGAGCAGGGTATAGGATGAAACATCAATGCGATAAATGCGGATTTAAATCAATTCACTCTGAAGTTTTTAGAGTGTTCCATGTTGACGGAGATCTCAACAATTGCAGACATAGCAATCTAAAAACTGTCTGTGTTAACTGTGCTACAGTATTAGGCAAGGACGGAGTGCAATGGCGCCAGGGTGATCTCGTCGCTGATTACTAGACCCTTTGATCGATCATACAATTCATCGATTGATCCGTTGTTATCAATAACTCCATCAAAATTGCAACCGATCCATGCCCATTCGCTAGCATGAATCTTTTTCATTTTCATAGCGTTTAATCCAACATTACTACCTTGATTTGCACTTAGCGCATCTTCGTACCATGTGGGGAGAGCGCCTCTCTGT